CGTTGCTTAAACGTTCATACATCATCTTCTCAAATGGTACTTCTACTTTATAAACCCTTCCGTCCCATTCGTTATCGCCATAGCTTTCTTGTGAAAAAGGTATACCTTGTATTTCGTCTGAAAACTGTACTAAAAATGATTTTTTGCTTTTAAAACTAAAATCCATTTCTTTATACTGAAATAACCTCTCAACGTTAGAAGAAGCCATATCAACATATTTAGTTATGTCATAAGAAGTACCACCTCTCATAAAAACACTTGCTAATTGTATATCTATATTGTTGCCATCTTTAAAAACCAACAAATTAAACATTTTAAACAAGCCACTTAAAAAGTCTATAACTTTCATATCTGGCATTTGTTTATCAATGTAGAAAGTTTTATCTGGTTGGTTGTTTGTTGGTGTATAGTTAGCTGTATATACAAGCGTGTTATAAGTGTTAGGAATAGCACCAGAATATTTCTGTATTGTTAAGGTTTGGGTCATTGTAATTGTGTTATTACTCTCAACCTCAATAATAAGGTCTAATGCACCACCTGGTGTTAAGTCGTATGTAATATCTGTAAACGTTACAGTATTCCCACCATTTTCGTGATTAAAACTTTGATAAACATATCCTGTACTGCCTTTTAAAATTCTTACTGTATATGGCTCTGTTTGGCTTGTAAAAACATTTACTGTTGCTCTATACTTAAATTTCCAACCTGGCGGTTGAATATACTGCGTTCTAACATCGCCAAAACTTGATGGGGTTGTACTTGTGTGCGTGTAGTCTAATGGGTCATCTGTTTGGTGTCGCCATCGGTTTCTAACTATAAAAGTATCGTTCCCCTCTACCGCATTTGTAACATAACCCTCGTTTCTATGCACCCACATATATACATTGCTAAATGGCTCTGAATTAAAAAACCCTGTAAAATTTAATTGTGGATAGGTGTTGGTTATTGCATCTATAATTGCTCTACATCTAATTGCAGGTTTTAAATCTGTCCAAATAAGCCCTGTGTCTGTTATATTGTCCTTATATCCTGTGTTTGTGTAGCGCATATTTTTACTATGTTGGATATTAGGCACAAGTATATCTGTACTACCAAATGTACTATTTATTGAACTATCTGATGCGGTAAAAAGATTTTCAATGTTTGCTTGTGTGTATTCAAAATTTAATGAACTATCATAATTAAGACCAGACAAGGTTGTTTCCCCTAACACCTCTTTTAATTCTACTGCATCGCCAAAAAACACTACTTTGTATGCGTGTGGTTTATTGTCTTTTAATGATACGCTTTTAAATTGTATCTTACCTTTTTTGTAGTCTATTCCGTTTAGCTTTATTATAGCATCGTGTCTAAACCTTGCATCAAAACTGTTTTCAATGTCAAAGTTTTCGTAATGTCTAAATAGCTTGTTGTTTAGTTTAGACGCAGGTAAATTAAATTGTTGGCTAAAGGGTGTAAACACTTTACCTATATCTCTTACGTTTAAAACACTATCTGTAATAGATACACTTTCGTCCTCAAATAAATCTGCTCTAAAATAATCGCTTTCAATTCTGTATAAATCTGGGTTTGGGCTAACAAAAATATCAGCAGATAAACTTAGTTGAGTATCACTATCAATAGCTGTTACTGTCGCTGTTTCCTGTGTTCTTTGGTTTGTAACTAAATCGCCAACTATAACACCTAATTCTGTAAAATTACTACTTGTGTCAATTAATTTGTTAGTGGCAAAACTTTTAGCAGAACCCCTTACTACATTAAACCCTTTTATATATAGTTCTATTATTTGCATTAACGTATGTTGTTTATCGTGTCAAACGCAAAGTCTATTTGTATTGTGTAATTTATTAGCTTGTCGTTTAAGTGTGTTTTGTAATTTAAACTGCTACTTGCTACATTTATAGGAAGTGTTTTGTTTTCTATCTCTATCCAACAATCTTCGCTTAACTGCATTTGTTTAAATACCTCGTTATAAACCTCTGGATAAAACCCTGTGTTTAGTGTTAGTTTTTCTGTTCCGTTCTTAGTTAATATTTTCTGTTGGTGTCTACTTGTATCATAAGCACCATTAACAATTATATTACGCTTAAAATCTTCCTTTTTAGTTGTTAGCACCTCGTTTGTTCTTTTGAAAAACCACAAGTCTTGTAATGCACCGAACTTATTTACAAACGTTACTTTATAAGGTTGGTATTTACATTCCTCTATATTGTCTACAGTTAGCTTAATAACACCATCAGTAGTGTCTACATAAATAGTGTCAAAGTCAAATAAGGTAAAATCATTAGCAAACTGTTTTAAACAAGGGCTACCCTCAAACGTACCGCCATCTTGTATAACTCTGTTCTCAAATTCATCAGAGCCATTTATAGTATTTGTAACGTACTCAACTTGCGTTGTACTTACTGTACTGCTTGATACAGCTTTAGTGTATACTAATTCGCCATCAAGTTCGTATGTTACTTGTGTGGTCTTTGAAGTATCTACAGGAATTGTTGCAGGTGCATCGTCTAACTTTACTATTTTGTAATTACTTTGTAATAACCCACTATCATTCTGGGGGTTTGCATCGTCCTCATAATACCCATAACCATCAAAGCCAACTAATTGTGTATATGCTGTTGGTGTTTGTGCTACGCCTTGTATATAGCTTGTAGTTCTATAATCAACCCATACATTAGCGGTTGCATAATCGCCATCAAAAGTTTGTAGTATATAATCTCTAACTATCTCGCCAATTTCAAACGTTACATTTCCGCTTATAGCAAATGAAGTTAATGTAAACAAATTGCTTCTATCGGTTGTTTGCGTTCCTGTGTATACATATAGTTCCATATCTACCTGTGTTAAGTTGGTAGCACTTATGTTTATGTAGTATGGGCTTCTTGCGTTTATTTTCATTTCTTTATATTCAGTTGTATTTGTTTCTCTAATCCTATTGAGTACGCTTCTACTAAATCATCTGGCAAACGCTTAAACGCTGCTTCAAATGGCTTTGTAAAAAACAAACTCGGTTTTATTCCTTTCTTATATACTGCTCTTGCTATTAAATATTGTAAACTTTGTCTGCTTAAAAACTTACCGCCTTTGCCTCTTGGTGCAATACCCTTTCTGACTATCCATTTGTCAAATGCTTTTCTTGGTGGCATTTTAGTTGTATAGGAATAAGGTGTGTTGTATTTCTTTTCTGTTCCGCTTACCCCTCTATCTTGGAATGTACCATAATCAGCCATTTTAAACGCCATAGACGTTGTATCGCCTTTTTGTGATATATCGTACCCTAAACTATTATAAAGTTCCTTAGAAGCGTTTTTTTTGCCCTTAGTTAAGTTGCTTCGGCTTTGTTGTATAACGTACTTAGCAAACTTATTTAGTTCATCTCTTAAATACTTATCTGCTAACATATATCAATATCGTTCTTAACAAACACATTAAACGTTGCACTCCACCCAGCTAAACGATTATCAAACCTCTCGTAAAATGGCTCTAATGTTGCATCGCCATCTAATTGGTATTGGTCGCTATATAGTGTGCCTTTTCTAAGCACCATCACTAATTTGTTTAATACAGCTAATTGTGTGTTTAGTATGTCTTGTTCGTTGTTGTTCCCTCTGAATATATCCGTTGTAGCTTCTTTGCTCTCATCAACTATGTCCATAGCCAAAATACTAATGTTAAACGTTAGTACCTGTTCCTGTGTTGTGACGTTGTTTATGATTATATGACTAAGTGGGAATATACTTTGCTTAGCTAAATCTATGTCGTATATATCGCCTGTTGTAACGGTGTTTACATTTACATCGCCAAGTAATTGGTCTTTAATCGTTTCTGTTAGTAGGTAAAATCCTCTTATTCCTGTTTGGCTCATCTGTTAAATTTACTTTTTATTTGTCTTGCCTCTATTTCGTTTTTTTCTTTAGTGTATGTTAGAAATGTCAAACATTCGTGTACTCCTAATTTAGTGATATGTTCAAATTTTGTAACATCTCCGTTAGATAGTCCATAGATTGAATTGTACCACCCCCATTTGGCATTGAAGTTAGATACTCCGCTAAGGTCTGCTCGTTCTTCTTGTCCAAACAGTTCAGCATAGCTATCGATAAGTCCTTGCCTAAATTGTAAAAAAAAACAACCGCACCAAGTACAGCATCTAAAGGCATATCCTTTGCTATTTCGCTTGTGTTAGGGTCATACTCTTTTATCGTGTATCTATTGCCCTGTCTGTGTTCTATTGGTCTGTATAGTACGTTTACTGCTCTATGCAAATTATCGTTATCGCCAATAAAGGTATCTAAGTCCACATACTCGCCAAAACTCATATCTTCAAGCGATGGTATAAACCCATACTCAACACCGTTTAATTTAAACATTGATATTAGTTGGTGCTTAGTATCGAACATACCACTAATGATACTACATATCTCTACTATGTCTGTAGCTTTCATATTGCGCACTACTATTGGTGGCACGTTGCAAAATATCTCAATGGTCTTTAGTTGTAGGTCTGTTTCGCTTAGTCCTTCTAACTTTGCATATTCTTGATACTGTCCTAAGGTTATCTCGTTTAGGGTTGTCGGTATTCTTAAATTAACATTCATATACTTGTTGTTATTAATATATAAACGTTTTTAAATAATTTTAGTGAACAATATACTTACCTCTATTTGGGTTTTGTAATTGATAACCTACTGCATACCTAACCGCATCTATTAAGTGGTTGTATTTGTCTATTGGTGTATTTGATTTGCGTTCTAACCAACGATAGTTATTTAGTTCTTTGATGAGGTTTGTACTATCTGAACTTACAACAAGGTCGTAATCTTGCAAAAGAGATATACCATACGTTACACTCCCCTGCCCTTTAATTGATGGCTTTACATTGCACCCCTTTGCTTTTATTTCTGTGATTAATCGTGGCTCTGCACTATCCCCTATTATTAAACCATCTCTTGCGTGTTTTAAATTCAGTTCAGCTATTTGTGATGTGGTTAGTCTTGGTAGGTACACGCATTCCCTTAGATATATTGTTTTAGTGCTTGTATCTATGTTTGTTTCTATTAGTGTTGTTGGGTCTGCTGCAAATCCGTAATCCTGTCCCCATACGGATACACCTTTACGCTTAAACTCGCCTATTGTCCAATTATTAAATATAACACCCTCTGCTTTGTTTAACCACGCACCTAACATTTGTTGTTTGTACTTCTCAGGTCTACGTTGTCGCATTTGTTCTATCTGCTCTATGTAGCTTTTAGAGAGGTTGTCTATGTTGTCTAAGTATGTGGTATGTATGTAGGTTGTATTGCCTTTGGTTATATTGCTACCCTCTTGTACCCCTCTATCCTCAAAGAAACGTTTGTATATAAAATGCTCTTTTGTAGTTGGGTTTAATATTAAGATAACTCTGTTTTGTTTGCCTTGTTGTCTTACCGACAAGTCAATAGTGTCAAACTTCTGTTCGTCTGTTAGTTCCTCTGCTTCATCAACCACCCAAGTTGTAATGCCCTGTAATGATTTTAGGTTTGCGGTTTGGTCGCCACTTGATGTTTTTATACCTCTGAATATTATTTTACTTCCTGTCTGTTTGTTTATTATTTCGTCCTTAGTTATATGGAAGTGTTGTGTAAATCCAAACAGTTCTAACTTGTCTATAAATTCAGGTATAATGGATATGTATGCAGAGGTTAGGGTATAGCGTGTAAATAGTATTGTGTGTCCTGCTTCGTATGTTAGCATTACCAAAAGGGCGTTTACTGAAAATGACTTACCAGACCCACGCCCACCACTTACTATGTAGTATCTACTGTTTTCGCCTACAATAGTTTTGTATTTGCTATGTACGTTAATCAATCGTTAGTCTACGAATTTAATTAAATCTCTAAAATTGATGTTTAAGCCCTCTGAACTGTTTATGTCTACGCTTTCCTTTGGTTTGCCATAACGATAACTTAAATACAGTTGTACTGCTCTCATATCGCCTTTAGCTACCAACTCTCCTAATTTTGCCAATGCTTCGTCTTTGTCTATTATAGCGTCTAAGCGTTCTATTAGCTTTTGTTCCTGTGCCTTTGGTTTTCTACCTGCGCCTTGTCTTGCGCCACCATTATTTTTTCTTTTGTCCATAATTGAAAAAGATTGTTTAATCAATAATATATAAACAGAATTTATTTTATTTGTTGTATATTGTATTTATTAGGTAGTTTATTTAATAACACCTTTCTTACATAATCTCTATTTTTACCTAATGCAATAGAAGCTGCGCTTGTACTTCTAAACTCTTTATTTAAGCTACCTACATATACCCTTATCCATTTCTGTGTTTTCTTTGGTTTTTTAGGTTTATATAGTTCCTCTATCATTTTTGTGTAATATTTTATAAATATAGGGTTGTCTGTGTTTGCTATTAAATTTCTGTAATATTCTTCCATTAAAATAACCTTTGTTGTGCTTTGTGTTGCTCTATTCTTTTTATTGCTGCATCGTAATACTCTTTGTCTAATTCGCACGCGGTTAAATCATATCCTAAATTGTGGCACGCTATTGCTATTGAGCCACTACCTAAATGTGTGTCTAATATTTTATCCCCTTCTTTTGCGTAATTCATTAAAAGCCATTCGTAAAGTTGTATTGGTTTTTGTGTTGGATGTATTAAAGGTTTTTCTTTTGCTTTCATCATATTGCTCATCCAAAATAACCTAAAAAATTTTGTTGTTTGTTTTTTTATTGATGTAAAAGCTATTTCTCCATCACTCATAAAACTATCTCCATTTTCCTTATCCCAAATGATAGTATGATTTGAATAAAAAGGTATTTTTTTACTCATATAATTACCTCCCCAAATGATTTGATTTTTGCTAACTCTACATAATTCTGTAAAATAATTTTTATTTGGTATTGTATTATCCCAATCAACATTCATTTTTTTAGTATTTGCACCACCACCAATCCCATAAGGCGGGTCTACAATAGCAAGGTCGAAATAATTATCCTCATACCTTGCCATTAGTTCCATATTGTCTTCGTTTGTTATTAGCATAGTACGGGGTTTTTAACAGGTCTGTTTAATGTAGCACCTTTTACTTCTTTTATTTTCTTTTGTGGTTTAGTAGTTTCTATTAGTTTGTTGTATACCTTTAGTCGTGTGTTTATAAAGTTTTCTAATGTGTTATCTTCCCACTTGCTTACTATGTCTATTAGTTCGTTTATTAGTGCCTCTTTATATGTCTTAGGGTTTTGTGTTTTAAGCGTATCTGCTATTGGCTTTATTTTCTTTTTAATTGCGCATTGCTCAATAGGTAACCCTAATCTTCTTATTGTCTTATTGAATATTTTTTTATCCATATCACTAACTACATTAAAATCTCTATAATGATATAACGCTGCATCGTGTTTTAGTCCTATCTCTTGCCCTAATGATTGAAACGTATACCCTAACTCTCTTGCTAATCTACAATACACCTTTCGTGCGTATGAGTATTCACGTTGTCTATTGCGTTCTGATATATCAAATTTATAGTATTTGTTTAGTTCTTCTTTAAGTTGTTGTAGTGTCATATTTAAAATAGTTTTATTTGTGTTTTAGGTTTGTAACTTGCATCATAGTTTTTATTTTGTCCTTTTGGATATTCTTGTATTTTATAATTTAATTCTTTAAGCCATTTTTTATTTTGTTTTTTACTTCCTGTAAAATATATATATCGGTGCTTTTGTGGTCTTTCCCTTACTGCTAAATCATCATAGTTTAATTTTTTGTTTTCCGTTACTGACTTACTGTGCTTGTTAGGATTGTTAATATCATACCTCTCTGTTCTTTTTGCAGATAACCCTGTGTAAATCCAATTAGTTGCTTGGTAAATATATCCATTGTGATTTTGCGAAGTATCTGCATAACTCACAATTATTAAAGGTGGCAACATTTTTAAACATTTAGAAACAAAAAAAGACAAACTATTTTTTGGTAAATCGTCATTTGTTATTAATCTGTTTAACTCATAAACATATTTACTATTATGTTCGCCACAAACTCCAACACATAAAGGATTACTTGCAGGTTTGCCAAAAGTACAAACACCCTCTAAAGCATTACCTATATACAACCCAAAGGAATAACTTATACTTGGTATTCGTTTAGCATAGTGTTTATTTAATAGCCAGTCGTGTGTTTCAAAAGTATTTATGCTTTTAACTTCCACTTAGTTTAGTTTTAAAAATTCTGCGGTTTGTGTTTCGTTTATCTCGTCTTTGTTTTCAAAATACTTATCTACTAAGGCATCTATCATTACAAGTTCGTCAATAGAAGCTGTTTTTATTTTGTGTATTAAGCCATCTATTTTGTTGAGGACGTTTATGCACATCTCTGGGTTGTTGTGGTATACCGTATTAAACCCCTCTTGATATACTTCTTCTAATAGTTTATTAGTCTTGCCTACTTGGTATTTTATGTTCTGTCTAAACGCTTTACTTCCTTTTAGTTCATCGTTTGCCTCTAATAGTAGTTGGGCTATTAGTACACTCTTTAAGTAGTTTAGGTGCTTGTCGCTTATTACTTCGTTTATTACTTGTTCTTCTCTATCCATTTTTCTTGTTCGTTTCTTATGTATTCTATTTCTCGTCTTAAATAATCAGCAGCTTTTTCTAAGTCCTTTAATTCACTTTCTTTTTTACCTGCTCTACAAATATACTTAATAATATTACCTCTGTTAAAATTAAGGTTGTAGTCTTTTATAAAGTCTATTACGTCATAGCCCTTACCATTCTCGTAATGTAAATATGTTGCTCTCATATTATTGCGTTGTCTAATTGTTGTATAAGGTGTCGTATCTCACTACGTTCAAACTTACCTGTAATCTCTGCATTATACGTCTTAAACGATAAGTGATACATATCTTTTTCCGTATCGCCTTTTTTTTCTTTCTTTCCTAAATACTCAATCTTTAAATCAAATTTCATTTTTTATAGTTTTAATTATTCTGTGTTTTTTTTGCTTCATTTTTTTTGTTAATTGCATTCCATTTTTTGTTATGCTTTAGCCACATATAGTTTCTTGCGGCAGATGGTCTTGGCGTATTACCCCTTACTTTATAAGTCATCGTGTGTTCATCTGCAGGGATAAATTTAATTTTCTTATTATTTTTGTTATTAGTTCTCTTATTGGTTGAAGTTGATTTTTTTTTGTTTTTAACAATCCAATCTATAATTGAGCCATCACAATTAATTATATCTTTGCATAAAATTTTATCATCTTCTATGCTGCATTCATAAGCATAATAAGTTTGATTGCAATGCATACAATTAACAACAGTATCTTTATTGAAAGTATTAACTATTGGCGTATTTTTATTTAAAAATTTTATTTTTTCTTCTATTTTCATAACTCCCCTGTTAAACAATAGTTATCTAAATCTGCACCCTCTATAAAAAACTTATTATATAGGTCAAGTGCTTTTTCTACTTTTTCTTCGCCTCTAAAGTAAAATTCTTCTGAACAGTTAAATATACCAATATCCAGACTGCCTTTATCTAAAGCTAAGAAATAAAAATCTTTATAATCTTTTTGGAATAGATTGCAATACAAATAGCATTGTACGTCATATCCGTATTTATTGGCACTCCAACTAAACCCCTTTATGTCTGTTGTGGTTTTAAG